TCTCGATCTGCGACCGCATATCCGCTGTGTCCTCAAGTTTGCGGAACTCATGCTCGTCAAGTCTCCACATCTCAGGCAGGTCAGCCGCCAGCTCGCCCAACTTGTACAGCTCCCGGCTGCTAAAGTTGGCGTCTGTGACGGTGCCGCCATTGAAGTACTCGGCCATGTTTAAGAAATACTGAGCAAGAGAAGGAGCATTGTCAGCGAGCGTGTAAGCCCGCGTGAGCATGCCCGGAACCGCAATCTTCGCGAACGCCTTCCTGTTCCCGCGCAGCACAGCAGTCACTGCCTCTGGGGCAATGCACGTGTGCCCGTTGCGGAACTGCCTCGGAACGTCAACGGTCTCGCCTCCTGGTACGAGGCCATGGCCATCAACAAGAAACTTCCAACCGCAGAACTCGGCTGCTTCACCCGCACGTCGGAGATGGAGCTTGGGTCGGTGGCCCAAAGCGGTCCACCTCGCGCTCAGCTGTGCGATCTGGTCGTCTGTGAAGCTGCCGGAGCAAACAAGGATGCTATCATCTCCCTCAAAGCAGAAGAGAACCCGGCGGTCAGCCCCGAAAATGTCAATACAACGCTTCTTCTCTTCATGAGAAAAGACAACGCCCTTGCCTCCGAACAAGACCCACACCCATAGGATGTGGTTAGCAATCCAATTAAGGATGCTGGTGCCGTGGTGTCCGGAGCGTCTGATGGCGTCGATCTTTATGCGGACGTCCTTCCGCAAAGCGTAGTAATCGTAAAGGGTGACACCAGGCTCGATCTCTGCGTTCTCGGGATCGTTGTGGCGCAAGTCACGCATTCCGACTGGGAACCTCAAAGTGAGGGTCTTGCCTTTCGTTGACTGGAGGTGTTCTTCGGCATACATGGAAGCGGGCACAATGTACTCGCTAACCATCTGCGTTGCTGCCTCAATGAACGGCTCCTCCACCAATTTCCGCAGTCGGGCACGCATACACGCATCCCACGCGCTCCCATCATTCTCCAAAATGCAAGCAAGGACCCGCTCCACGAATTCACCTGACTGTCCGTGTTTGTCAAGGTGAAAATCTTCTGCGAGTTTCTTCATGCGGGTCTTCTTGCTCATGTTCTTGATGGATCGCTTTGTGTAGGTTGCGAAAATGTAGCGTTCAAGCAATCCAATAACCATCCAGGCCATGACCTGGCCCGCGTCCTGGTCACTGATGATCAGGCGGGGTGGCTTCCCGTTCTTCCCTGGTTCGAGCTTGACCTTGCCCTTGAACTTGTAGCCGGGTGAGTACCTCTCGCACAAGTCTCGAAGGGCCTTGATCGCTCTTGCTTCAGTCCACTTCTTGGACTTGTAGTCAATGAACAGGAGAGCCATAAGGATTTCGGGTACGAGCTTGCTGTTGCGAAACTTTGTGACGAAAGCGTTCACAATCGCAATGAGCTCCTTCTCCTGATCCTCATCAATGGTCATCGGGACCTCAGGCTTCACGATCCGCTCATCAATAGCCAGCTTGCCATTGTACACGGTGTTTGCCCAAAAGATCGGCTCGAACGGACTGGCGCCAAATTTCACAGCGAGGGGGTCCGCCGTCTGGTCAGCATGAGGGTCGTAGCAACACTTGACATCACCGTCGAGGCCCAACGCTGTAACAGCATCGTAGATGGCCTCTCCGTCTTGCTCAATCTCAGTGTTCGATCCCACATAGTAGCGGTCTACTTTGCTACCGTCCTCAAGCTTGATGCTGACAGGATAGCGGCGAACAATGCTGTTGGGTCGTGTGAATCCGCAGCATGAGCCCCAGCATCCATCCACGTACTGCCGTTCGTGTGTCAAACACGCGGCGACAAAGGGAAAGATTTCAAGCAGGGCGAGCTCGACGACCGTGTTGAAAGTGGTGAATTGGCGCAAGGTCGCCAAATGACCACCAGCATTGATCGATGCACCGAAACCCGTTGTAACAGCTCCTGGAGTGACGCCCTTGAACATCAGTGACACCTCCTTCGGAGTGAAATACAACGTGTGGAGTGTTGTCCGCGCGTCACCATACAC